CCTCGAACTTCTCTAAGATTAATTCATTCAGTACTCTCTGCAGAGCTGGATTCATATTCTTATCCCACTTCGACACATCACCATCAAACACACTATTACCTTTAGATGTAACAAAGGTAAGTAGCTCATTCCACTCTCGGAAGGGGTTAATCCCAACCATGACACCCGTACGATAACGAGTTTCATGAAGCTGGTTGAGAAAGCTAGAAAAATATTGTCGCTCGGCCACAAAGATATTAAGTGGGGAGGCAGAAAACAAGCGAGGCTTGTTGACTTTTTCTAAATTTCTCAACTCGTCCTTCAAGCAATCCTTATAATAAGTGTCAAAAGCAAACCGGTCTCCCTCTATGCTGGAATAGAGATCATTGATCGATTTTTCGAGAGCAGGGATCATCTTTAGCATCCCATTCACGTCATAGAAGTAAGCGGCCTTCTTCCCGGGAAGACCATATCCAGCGCTCGTGGTAAGATCTATCTTCCCCATGGCATCGAAACCATTTATCGCATCATCCATACTCACCTTACGAAACTTAACATCAGTCTCAAGAACATCACGCATCCCCTCAACAGCCCATGTTAAACAGGCTTGATGTACAGGAGGGGTGTCAACGAGACCAGGTCTTGCCATCTCTAGCGTGGAATCCCGTCCGTGCGGACGCAGATTCGCCGGAACTCGATCTAACGGATATATGCCGTTTACCAGCGAGGGCACTATTGTGGAGTCTTTACTATTATAAATAGCAACATCGACGTCCAAAACAGCACCTGCGTTACCAAACTGCTCATCCCTAATAGGGACAACATATCCGTTAGATTGGCACATATAATAATGGAAGGAATCGAAAGTCTTTTTTGAAAAGACCTTCGTGATTCCCTCCGCCATTATAGAGCTCCCTGCGACGTGGTGACCATACACCAATCCCTCCTTGTTAACACAAGGAGAGCCGCACAACCCCTCACCGTGTTCACGATACACGATATCATCATTCTCAACTTGCCCGACAAACTTTGTTTCACAAATGTACTGCGACTTGAAGTTTGTCAACCGCACCTTTCCTAAGGAAATCACGCTCTGCGGTACGCATAAATACGCATCCGTATTATTTGATTTCTCAACCTTTGGAATAGTCTTAAAGAAGCATGGGACCTCTTTAGGCAACTGCAAGATAGCACAATCATCCTTGTCCGACAAAAACACCAACTTACACCTCACCATATTGTACAGCACATTGTCTACCCGGTTATACACTTTAATGAAATAATACTCACCTACATCCATTGTAGGAAGAATATGTCTAATCGTTGAAAAGTGTCTACCAGAAAACAAAGCTGTCGCCTTTCCTATCAGATTATCACGCGAATGAATCTCGATAGCAACAGTATTTCCAGCCAATAAGTCAACTTGGTTAGAAATAGAAACTCGATCTCGGAAAACGCCTTCCACAGGCGCCTCTCCGCGATAGTTTCTATCCTTATCCACCACTGACGACTTATAGTACTTACTCTCCTTCTTCTTCCCTTTCGGATCATCTACTAGTATCTTGCGTTCCGCTCTCGCTTGTATGAAGTTCTTCACAGTTTCCTTGATAACGTCAAAAATATAGAACAACAAATGTACGGTAAAAATTACCAACAAGCGTACTAGAATATCCTTAAGAGTTTCACTGCGCAAAAATCTCTGAAAATAATTTTCTTCTTCCACCCAGGAGTCGTAAAACTCCGTCGGACAGGGCGTTGTATCGCCCGAAGAAACGATCTCATCAATTGTCACGTAGTACTCATCCATCTCTTCTTCAGATGGCACCAAGGACTCCAAAGAAGACTTCGTCTGCTCGCTATCCGAGGAACGAGGTGAGAACACCCCTTCCCCTTGCAGAATGTGTGGAAAATCCTGACCGTGCGCGTCAATTGACGCCTCGTCATATCTCCTTTTCCTCTCAACACACTGCGTTTTTACAAAATCATACAACACACGATACCCATCCGCTGGGTTAAACTCCGCGATTCGTTCCCAAATCCAGCCAGGTCCTCGTCGCACTTTGTTCTTAATAACTGCACGACCATGGAACTGACCATCAAAGGTAACATTCTCAAAGCTAACAAGCTGAATTCTCCGATGAAGGGCATCGACATCAGTTATCGGATCCGATCCCACAGGCGTAATATCGACTTTGTTCGTTGTTCCGAACAACATAGGAGAGACAAAACGCTTCGTATCTTTGTTCTCCAACCGCGCACAATCGAGCGCGCACTGCGTCGTAGAAACCATGTTGATAATGTTAGCCCACTGATAAACACCGCGCTGTCCTATATCATCAAAAAGCATAATATCTTCTCCTTCGTACTGATCATAAAAATCTTTGGAATCTGAGTGAGTCACATGAGTATACACGCTGTGATTTTTCTTCATTCGTTCGACAAATAGATTCATGAATGTGGTTTTTCCCGTTCCAGGAGGCCCGTAGAATAACACGAACACCGGTTCTACGCGCCGGGTGCTTCGCGTATATTCGATCTTTACCGACAATTTGAGAGCTCGCTCGTACACAGACTTAACACCAGACGGCAATCGATCAAAAACACTGAGATTGTCATCCCGCCACACCTTAAACTTATTAAAGTGCACGAGGAACTCGTCCTGGAACTCCGGCTCATACTGAACACCTGGCCGATCCTGTACCTTCTTCAAATCTCCCGCGATAACCTTTCGGATATTCGAGAGGGTTGAACAAGGAACAACACTGACCACAGCCTCCAACGTTTGCACCACACTCAAAGGGGCACCCAATGCCCTACACAACTTGCTCGGCATATCTAACACCCAAGCCATCGCATCTCCCATCAATGTCGTACTGTCGAGGAGACGCTCCTTAGTATAGATAGGCATCTTCTGAAAAATGGACCTAACACTGCTCGGAAGAAATTTCTCGAGGAGGGCAACGAAGAAAACGTTTTCTAACGCATCTAAGCTCTCTCCTACAAAACTCTTCCTGAGGCCGGCTATTATCCCCATAAGACCAGAAACCGTTTTCTCTACTACCGGTTCTATCACAAAGTGTTTAATCACTCGTGTCAGACTAATACCGAACTGCAAAAAGAATAAAATATGCCGCAAAGAACCTATGTTCTTTCCACTGCAAATATCACTAAAAACATCTCTTAAAGTTAAAAAAGAGGAAGCGACTTGCAGAACATCCATAATAAAAATTGCATAATCAAACCTAGAGATCTCCTCGAACTTAGACTGCATAGTGACTAGACCTGTCAAAAGTCTAGATGTTATATCAGCACTATTATTCGCTGATACACTGCAATTTCGAAAGAAGTCGCGTATTCCTGATATGCTTTCCCCAAAGTAGTATTTATTGCCATGATAAACGGCAGCAACCTCCTTTTGGGGATGACGGCTAATTATTTTAACCATCCCTTTGTCTAAAAGGTGCATCTTACTTCCAGGATATCTCTCTTTCCAATCCGACGGAAAGTGGTCAACGCGAATAATGTTCTTGTTTATATACAAGAATCTTTTAATACGCATTTCTTTTTCTGCGAGCGGAGCCTCCTCAAAAAGACTTGCTCGCGATGGAGGGGGGGGGGGTGGTGACGATAATGATGAAAATTAAGAGATTGGTTTAGCGGGGGATGCATAAGCAAATCTCTGAAATTTCTTATTGTTTTTCTGG